CTAGTAACATCCCTTGAAGATTTATGAAAGTGATAAGTCCCCCTTACCCCCATAACCAATTTAATATTAGTTATAAGAATAAGACCTTACCACCTTTACATCTTGAATCTTTGATGTTGTCATTTATAAGTCCCTGAATTATAGACAAGTGAGTTACAACATTTCAGATGTAACAAATAAATTATAGTAATTAATTTCCATTCAGTAAAGCATGTCTTAATTTTTTTTTGAATATATTTATTAGATTATGGGCAAAGAACAAATTGAATACAACCTTAAGAGAAGAATGTTAACTGAGGCAGGATGGGTATACTTTTGTAGAATATGTGGAGACTATTTGAATGAGGACCAATTCTACAAATCTAAGACAGGACCATTTAAGATTGATACAAAGTGTAGAATACATTACACCAAGAAAGATAAAGATGATGATGGCTCAATGGATTACATGAAGTTGGACCCACTATCAGATGAGGACTTTCAGGGGGCTCAGAGGTTATTAGAGACACTTGGATATAAATTTGGTATAGACACTCCACCCATATGGAAACAATTTAATACAAGACATAATTTAGATGGGATATAAAAAGATTAATAAAGTAGTTTATTTAGATGATGAAGAGATGGTATGGTGTTCAAAAGAAAAAGAATACATACCAGCCGTTGAGTTTGAACTTGATAAGAACGGCAACTTCAAAATGTGGTGTATCAAATGCGCCCAAGCCATGTCTGAGGACCAACGTGAGATGTATGTTCAATGTGCTAAGAACAGAAAAGATTTTGATTCTGAACAATCAAAGATACTTCTTGAGAACATTGGATACAAGTATGACAGTGAATATACAATCCACGAACAATTTTTAATCAAACACAATTTGGTTAAGTGAAATCTTATTTGTACCTTCGTGGTATGAAAGACAAAACCATTTACTACACTGACCCAGCATTGGGTTTGCTTCAAATCAAAATCCCATTCAAACAGTTGTGGGACAGTTCTCGTGAAGGAATGGATGTTCCACCTGAAATCAGATTGGAACACATTCAGGATTGCATCAAAGCAGGAAAACAAATTGATGTCATGGTTGCATCAATCCTTCATTGGTTGTGTTTCATGGGTGAGAAACCAAAAGGTGATGTGCTTTACTTTCACAATCCATTTGACTTGAACTAACATGGACAAACTCATTCAAACAATTCAGGAAGAAATCAATCAGTTGATGAAATCTAAGATTGCCAAATCCTCAGACAAACAACTTGAGTATTGGGCCAATCATGAAACACCATATGAAACTGTGATGGAAATGTATCAACTTCATCTTTCAGGTGTGAGCATCATGAAAGTGACCAAACAATATGGTTATGGAGGTTCAAACATTGTGACTGAGAAATTTGACAGACATGGTTTGAAATACGAAAAACATTATCACACAGGCGGGAAACACAATGCCAAACCAATTGAACAATATTCTTTGAATGGAGAATACATTCAAACATTTGAATCAGCAACAAAAGCCGCTGAACTTTACAATTGTCACATCTCATCAATTCTTGGTGCTGTCAAAGGAAAACAAAAAACTTCTTGTGGATTCATTTGGAAATTCAAAAACCAACCAGTACCTTTGAAATATGAAAAAACTCATTCAAACAATCCAAGACGAAATCAACAAGATGATGCAATCCAAAGCGGCAAAAGCAAGTGACGCTCAACTTGTTCACTTTGAAAAACTTTCAAAATGGAGAGGTTCTGATGAAAACAAAAAACAGTTTTCAAGCAGAGGAGTTCACTGTGCAAAATTCAATTTTGAAGAAGTGAAAGAAATCAGAGACAAATTTTATTATGAAAATGTTTATGGCAGTGAATTGGCAAAACAATACAACGTTTCAGAAACAAATCTCAGACAACTCTTGAAGAACGAATCTTACAAAGTTGATGAGTGGAACTATCCTGATTATGAACAGCAAAAAAAGACAAATGCTTATGTCAATCAAAGAATTGGTGAAAAAATTCAATACATCAAAGATGGATATGGTGTAACAAATTTTTGTGAGTATTTTCAAACAGAGCCACAAGCATATTACAGTTTGGTGAAAAAATACAAATTGACCACACCAAAAAGAATTGGTTCAAAAAGACCAAAAGTTTTGAAAAAAGATTTGGTAGATTAAAAACAAAAGCATAACTTTGTAACATGATGAACGACAAACAACTCTCCGCACTCCAAGAAGGTCAAGCACAACGCAAACGTTTGACTCACATCGTCAAGAAAGCCGTGAAGACTTCACCTTCCGCTTCTTACCCACACACTTACATCTACTCACCTCCTGGCTTGGGAAAGACGTACACTGTGACAGAATCTTTGAAGGGTCTTGACATTCCTTTCTTTGAGTTGTCAGGAGCAGTTTCAATGTTCGCCTTCGGTGTTTCTTTGGCAACCATCAAGTTCAAGATGCCAAAAGACGCAACCATCATCGTGTCTGTTGATGACTGTGATGGAATCTTGAAGAACGAAGAGAACATCAACATCATGAAGAACGTGTTGAGCGGAAAGAGAATCTTCGCTTACGAGAAGTCTCTTCAGTCTCAGATTGGAAACTTGACTCCGCTTCAACAAGAAGCAATTCAGTTCCACTCAACTGATGACCGAATGGGTTTCACTGTTCCAACTGACAACATGATTTTCATCTTCACTTCCAACTTCCGTCTTCCTGATGATGATGAAGTGAAAGATGCTCGTGAGAAGGGTGGAAACAAAAACATTTTGAAAGTTCACAGAAACGCAATCCGTTCTCGTTGCAAGACAATGGACTTTGACTTGACCAAAGACCAACATTGGGGATGGATGGCAGATGTCATGTTGACTTCAAACTTGAACGATTGTTTGACTGACGAACACAAACACATCATCTTGGATTGGGTTTGGAAGAATTGGCAGAAGATGACCGAACGTTCCATCAGAACTCTTGAGAAGATGGCTGAGACCATGTGTGAAGAACCCGATGACTACGAGATGTCTTGGGAGATTGACCTTCTCAAATAACCACCTTAAAACCATCAAGGGAGTGGTGTCCCTCGTTTCATAACACATGAGTGGGAGTTGATGGTCTCCCACTTTTTTTTTGAAAAATTCACGAAAAAAAATGTTTTCAAATTTGAACCAACCAAAACTTTTTACTATATTTGTGGTATGGAAAATAAGTTAATTATAAATTTCAAAAGAAATAAAAGGACAGTTCAATCATTGGAAGTACCTGTAGAAATGTTAAAAGAATTTAGACATCATGTTAGTTATGTTCACAAAAATATGACAGATGGAACTTGGACAATCTACATCACAATCAATATAAAATAAAATGGGACAGACAAAAAAAACCTACGCTGAAATGACAATGGAAGAATTGTTGAGACATTATCCTGGTCATGAGGATGATGATTACCAATACGAAGAATACAGACAAAGACAACTTGAAGCAGAACAACAAGCATACGAACAACACTTAGCAGAAAAATACTAATATGGAAAAGAACACAACACAAGGAAACCAAATCATCCGTCAATCACAAGTCAAACTTGTTGTTGACTATTTCACTCTCATTGAGAAAAAACCAAACCTCAGTGATGTCATCAAAATTTCTTCCATGATGGAGAAATACATTCAAAATGGTTACACCAAAGAATTGGGTGAATCGTTTTTGAGAATTGATGAGCACATCAACACAATCAACTAATCGTCCATTTGCTTAAACCCTCTGAGTGATGCCAGGGGGTTTATCTTATACCTCTTGAATTTGATGCTGAACCATACCAAGTAGGTAGGGTTGAGTCAGCACATAGTGGTCCCATAGCATTGAACGAACCACCTCTCCAAGCACTATTACCCCAATAGTAAGAATTACCAGGCATTGTAATCTGTGAGTTAAACGCAGATTTAACCTGTGGTGGTAATTGACCATCATTAAGATTTCCGTTGTTGTATTCAGGATACCAACCCGAGCGGAATATCAAATGTCTTCTCATTAAGTTATCTTGGAACTCTGCTTGGTTATTAGCATTTGTTTTAAGATATTGTAATGTTTTCAAATCAACTGGTTGACCCTGTTCACTTCTATTCTGAACTAAACCAATGTTGATGAACTTAACCCAAAAGTTATCCAAAGCCAAGTAGTAAGAGTAAGCAATCAAAGTAGGTTGAACGTAATTGTTTAACAACTCTTTGTATCTAATGTTTGCTGGTAATTGAATGTCATTAGTATCCACCAACTGTTGTAATTTCTCATACAGGTTCGTTCCAAGTGTTTCTTGGATTTGAATTGCTTGAGCCTGTTGAATAGCAAATCTTAACTCAGAAGAGTCAACGTTGTCTGTTATTGGAGTATTATCTTTAAGTTTTTGCTCTGAGATAAATAAAACATTATAAGTCATCTTAAACTATATTTTGTTGAGTTATGGTCAAATCTATTTCTTGACCTGGATATATTAATTCAAACACATCTTTTAACTCACGGTTCATAAATGTCTGTAATGGGTTAATAGATGTCTTTAAGAACAATTGATAGGCTGTTTGTAATTGCTCAGATGATGATGAAAATCCACCAGGATTTGGAAGTCCAATCAAAGACCCGTCCACAATTTTATGACCTGATAAAATCTGTTTTTGGACCAACTCAAACACCTCAGAATAGAAACCTTGTTGTAGGTTTGAACTGATTTGTGTGATGTCAGGTTTTTCATTTGAGTCACCGTAAGATACAATTACCCTACCTGCGTTTTCTGAACCCTGATAACGGTTCTCAATGTTTCTTAAGATTTGAGTTTGTTCGTTTTCAGAATCAGGAGCAGGAGTGTTGAAATGTACCCATAGTGAAGGGTTTGCTCCATTTATTAAATTGGCTAAGTTATAGACCGTTATTTGGTGGTTTAGACGTATATCATTGATGG